GGAAGTGGAATCGAACAGCAGGGCATCGGGTTCGTGAAATATACCCTGAGTCGGCACCTAGTCAAGATCGAGCAGGAGATCAACAGGAAGCTCCTGCGCGACGGAGTACACTTCGCGGAATTCACCACCGCAGGACTCGAGCGCGGAGATTACAAGGCGCGCAACGAGGGATACCGGATCGCCCTCGGGCGAGCAGGCGAGCCTGGGTGGATGACAACCAACGAAGTCAGGAGACTTGAAAACCTTCCACCCTTGCCGGACGGAGACACCCGCGCCACGGGCGAATCCCAATCCGTGTAAAAGACATGAAGCCAGGAACCCGCATGAAGACGAAAAGCCCCCTCAACAAACTTCTTGTTGACAATCGAGGAAAAGGTCTGTTTCGTGTTGAGAATGTCTCTCCGGATGAAGCCACCGTCTATCTCTACGACATCATCGTGTCAGACAGCTTTTTTGGTGGCGTCTCCGCCATCGACTTTGCCAGGGAGATGACGGCTATCAACGCAGGGACCATCCATCTGCGCATTAATTCTCCGGGTGGAGAAGTCTTTGCCGCCCAGGCAATGTCCCAGATTATCCGTGAGCACGCTGCGCACACCATCGCCCACATTGACGGCCACGCTGCCAGCGCCGCCTCATGGGTTGCGCTGGCAGCCGACGAAGTCGTCATCGCACCGGGCGGCATGATAATGATTCACAACGCGCAGACTATTGCCTATGGCGATGCCAGAGACCTCAAGGACACCGCCGCCCTGCTCGAAAAAGTCGACGGCATCCTGATCGCCACCTATGCCGAAGCCACCGGACAGGACACCCAGCAGATCGCCGACTGGATGGATGCCGAAACCTGGTTTTCGGCGGAAGAAGCACTGCTGTACAAGTTTGCCGATCGGATCGCCAGGAATGATGATGTCGCCCTCGAGAACGCCATCCAGTGGAATCTCACAGCCTGGTCAAAAGCGCCATCAAAATCGCCAGCAAACCAAGATGGAAACAGAAACGATCCGGTCTCAACCCTCGATCACCTCCGCCGGCGATTACGCCTGGCAGAGAAACAGACGGCCTAGACGCTCCCGCGTCTGCTGATCAACCGTCAGAGTGCGGTTTTTTTACATCCTCTATTTAGGAGAGAGAACACCATGAAATCCATTCAAGCACTGCGGGAGCGCCGTTCCGCGATCGCACAATCCATTCACAAACTGCTCGACGACAACCCGGGCGACAAGTGGACCCCATCCCTGCAGGAAAAATACGACCAGGGAATGTCAGAAATCGAAAACATCTCCGCCGAAGCCAGGCGCGTTCAGAACGTTCTCGACCTCATCTCCGAGAGTTCCGATACCGACGCGGTGCGTACCGTCGTCGATCGCGCCGCGCGAGACAAAAAGCGCCCGGCCAACGTCGAGGCATTCTGGAAGCTGATGAAGAACGGCGAGAAGCTGGTAACTCCGGAAGAATGGGGCGTCCTGCGTAACACCATGTCGGTTGGCACCTCGGCGCAGGGTGGCTATACCGTTCCAACCGAGGTGGCTACCTCGGTCGCCGATGCCCTCAAGGATTTCGGCGGCATGCGTGCGGTTTCCGAAGTCTTCCGCACCACGCAGGGGAACGACATCAACTTTCCCACGTCGGACGGAACTTCTGAAACTGGCGAGCTGATCGGTGAGAACACCACTGCCACCGGTGCCGATCCGAGCTTCGGCGTGGTCACGCTCAAAACCTACAAATTCAGCTCGAAAGTCGTTGCCTGCCCCTTCGAGCTGCTGCAGGATTCCTCGATCGACATGGAGGCGTTCATCAAGGCACGCCTCGTCACCCGTCTGGGCCGCATCACCAACACCTATTTCACCACCGGTACCGGAACTGGTCAGCCCAATGGAATTGTCACGGCAGCAACGTCAGGAAAGGTCGGAACAACCGGACAGACCGTCACGGTCATCTACGACGATCTGGTGGACCTGGTACATTCCGTCGATCCTGCCTATCGAAATCTCGGGCGGTGCAAATTCATGATGAA